CCCCCGCCAGTATCGGTAGCCGCTGCCCCCGCTTCGCCTGCCTCATCGGCAGTCTCGCCCGTGTCAGCGTCTCCCTCATCAGCACCCTCCCCATCAGCATCTTCAGATGCGTCAACGGTGGTGTCAGCAGCCAGAACCTCTGCAGCTTCTGTGGTAAACACCGGCTCAGACGAGTTCATGATGTCGGCATCAGACATGCCCAGGTAGGACTCCACGGCAACAGGGGTATCAATCACAACATCAGTCATTGGTCAACTCCTCAGCCAAGATTTCTTCACGGGTAGCTTCATCTGCGGCGACTTGTTGGCCAGCCATACCACCCATCTTTACTGCAATGGCAAGAAACAACGACATTGCGCCAATGGAATCCATCTGTGAAAGGATGCTTCGTTGGGACTCTGCTGATTGCATTGAGGGATCTGCTTTCAGATGCACAAGGCGAACCGCCTCATCCCTGAAGTAACCGTTGATCATTACCGTCTTGAAGTCTCTGTTGTCGGCAAGACGTGCAACGGCTGAACCAAACTCTACCGTGACCTTGGCCACTTTGATGCTCTTGTCAATTGAATCAATTACTGAAGTTGTCATGTACCTACCATTGCTTGATGAATTTAATAGACCGGGGTAATGTGGTTTATTACATCACTGCCGCCCGAATATAACAGAATAGTTTCATTTACCCATGAGCTGGCTTTTAATTAGATCGTACTGATGGTCCATTACCTTGTTTTTGGCCTGACTGCGAGCCTGTTCACCTTGCTTTTGTAGATCACGCTCTTGTTTGACACCGGACTCCTGCTCAACAAAGTCCAGGTTTTTTAAGTCAGTCGTAGATGAGTTAAGGCCCTGCTTAGTACCCTCAGTCTGAGCTTTAGACATGTCCAATTGGGCACTGGCTTGGCGTTCCATGGACTGTGCACGCACATTTTCCAATTGAGCTTCAAGCAATTGAATCTCCAACTCAGCTTTCCTTTGTGCCATTGGATCAGGTTCAGGCTTGTAGTTCTCAATCTTGTGGGCCAGGTCTGGCATCTTTCGTAACCGGGCAATGTCACCCAGAATCATTGGCATCAGGCCAGGGACCATGTTGGGTCCGGTGGTTTGCAGCATGAAAGCCAGCTGCTCAGCTTTGTTGTTGTCCTCTTCAGCCGTGGAAATGCTGAGGGACATATCAAAGTTGCCTGGCAGGTCGTCTCGGCGAATAGCCACGAACTGTTCATTGGTGACCCGAACCACTTCCTCATCGGACAGGAACTCGGCGTTCATGGCGAGCATCTTTCTACCGATCTTGACGATGCCAGAGGACAGTCGGCGAAGGATTCCGAGCTCACGTTTGGAGGCAGCGTCCAGTGCACCCCGCACACCAGCAGCAACATCACCCAGGGAAGCGCCTGAAACACCGCTGGAGAAGGACTTAACACCAGTGAGGGATTCGGCTTCCTGGTTCTGTAGCTGCAGCATCAGTTGTGCAGACATAGGAACCTCTGGGAACGTGTGCATGAATACACCCATGCGTGGGTCAATACCACCGTTGTATTCGTAGTCCTGACCCTTCTCGTACTTGCGCTTGTTGGTGGCATCCAGCATGTCTTTTCGCATACCGGTCTGGCCGTTGGCCGACTTGCCCATGATGTCGATCATCCCTCGGGTCACAGCACCAATGATTCGTTGGTTGTCTTCCAGCAATGCACCATCAGGCTCACCATAGTTGGCCTTGCGAACGGGCAGATACTGAACCACAACGAATGGCAAAGCCTTATCAGGGAACGGACTCTTCTCCATTCGGATGAACGTGTCCCCCACCCAGGCGACAACGATAGAGGTCAGCTCACCTTTGCCATCAATGTCCCGATAACCCCAGTACTCATGCACTACAAACTTCTTGCGCGGCTTGTCTTTGAAGTTGAAGTTCTGTGATGAGCTGGTGCTCTGGTAGTCAGGGGTGTTCAACACCGAGTTAGTGGTCTTGTTGATAGCATCCAGGTTCATGTACTTGCCATCAGCCTTCAACTCGGCCACAGAAGACTCAAAAGTCTTCACAGCGAACATGGCCTTCTCGTAATCACCCATACAGGTGGGGTCGAACACCACATTGCGGGGGTCACACACGTCCACTGTGGGATGGTTCTTCACTGTCCGGGTGGCCATCACAGTCTGGTGACCGATCACCACCGCTTCTACGGGCACACCTTGCTCAATGGTGAGTTGGTGTGCTTGCTTTATCTCTTCAGGAACATCCGTATCCCATTGACTGGGTGACTCTTCCTTGAGTTTGGCCAGTGCCTCATGCATCGGGGCAATCTCTGGGTTAACCCGGTACTCAACAATGGGTTCATCCTTCTCATATTCCTCTTCACGGAACGTCCAGCCCACCTGGACAATGACCGTACCCTCATCCACAGCAGCACGAACGTACTCATCAATGAAGCGAACCTTGTCAATACGTGTATTGAACTGGTGATTGAGCAACAGTTGGTTCTGTTTAGCAGCGTCCCTATCTTCCCAGGTAATTGGCTTGATGTTGAACACGTCATCAGTGCTCAAGAACGGCTCAGACAATGAGGCGTACCGCCATTCAGCCTGTTTGCGAATGAGCTTGGGAGAGATGGAGGAATTACCGGCAGGTGTCTTGACCACTGCAGTGCCAGTGATATTCAAGTTGTCCAGCCAACCGTTGATCTTCAGCACCTGAGCATCATGACTGGACTTTGCATCCAGCAAATCCTGTTTCAGCTCAGCCAACTCAGGTGGGTTAGTCCATTTGGTTAGGGGCTTGGCCACCGTTTCGGCAATCTCTTTGTCATCATTCATAGGTGGCAATCCCCTAAGTAAGTTAAAGTCGTCAACACACCAATTGGAATATCAATGAAAATCCTACCAATCAGCGAATCCTTTATTATGCCAACAAAGGGCACTGATAAGGCAGGGGCTTTCGACATCTATATGCCAACTGCAGGTATTGCGATGGACTTGCCCATTACTTACCACCTTGGTTTCGCCACTGAAATACCACCAGGCTATGCCGCATTACTCCTCCCACGCTCAGGTGTGGGTTCCAGGGTCGGCCTTGAACTCAACAACTCCGTAGGATTGATTGACTCGGATTACCGAGATGAATGGATGGCCACGGTACGAACCAAAGATGGCTTGACCTACGCCTGGTCAGCCGGAGAACGTGTTTTGCAGTTTATGGTTGTACCTATTGCCAACATCACCCTGCAATTGGTTGACTCCCTGGAGGTGACTACCCGTGAGGGTGGCTACGGTTCTACTGGCAAGTAGACCCAAACATACCAAAAAGAAAAGGCTCCAATAGGAGCCTTTTTTTATACCCAACCATTTCTAGCCAATCTCGTATTCTGGCTCCCGTTATCAACCTGCATACCCTGACTCTCCAGCTCAACGCAGGCGTTCTCATACTTGGCGTAGTAGTTGTTGCCAACATTGAATTCGTTGGTCATACCAATGGGGTTGTTCACCCGGCTGGCCACGAAGTACAACAACGCTTCAAGGTGGGTGTACGGCAACTCCACAGACAACTTGTCAGGGTAGAAGTTGGTTGGGCTGACCACAATGAGTGGGTGGTTGGCCCGGTACACCAGGTGTAGGGATTCTGTCAACATCTCCGGGGGGAGCATCGGACCCTGTGCAGCCACAGTTGAGGCCAGCCTCAGCACCGATGCACTTGGGGTGGTGCAGGTGTACTCATCAGCTCCATTGTTCAAGGCAAACTCATACCCGTCAGCCGTCATCACCTTGTCAATCTTGAGGATGTCATCGTTGAACTCGTCTTCAAAGTTCGCGTTGAGGAAGTACAGATCCTCGTCTGACCCCACTCGGTAGACCGTCTTGCCTTTGATCAGCTTGAAGGCAACCTGCCCCTCCTTCAGACGAAATCGCTTGAACAACGCAGTCAACCCCAGGTTGATGTGGGCCACAACTTTGGGGTAATTGGCTGGATCAATGAAGCCCTGCTCCCCACCGCCAATACTCAATTGGGACAATTCACCATAGGTGAGCTGATCAAAGATTTCTTTCAGTTTCATAGGGTACCCTTAAACAATATACGAAGACATTCGATCAGATGTGGAGCGATCAACTTCCAACTCCCACATACCATCGTTATTTCCTGATTGAACAACCAGGGCCTCCTCAGAGGGTTTCCAGGTAACCAGTGAAGACAGCATGGACACCGTATCAATGAAGTCATCGTGTTTACTTCTGAAGCCAGAAATAGATGCCAAACTCAATTCATTGATGGCCTCAACCATTGTATCTTCGGTCTTGCGTTCTATCGGAAAGAATATCTTTCGTGCTTTGAACAAAGGAACCACGGTATTAAAACGAACCATCTTGTTGGTGTTCGGTCGAATACCCGGCTTTGACTCATTCCCGTCACTGGCAAGAGTGAAGTAAATATTCCGTTCAAGCATTTGTCCCTGGATCCATTGGATGAACCCACCCTGTTGACCAGTAACTTCAACGCCCACGGACTGGGGCTTATAGATTTGTGCGAGACGGAATAGGTCATCAATGTTCTTGTCCATTAGTTGGCGCTTGCATACGCCGTCAACCCAAAGCCAGTCACCCACATTGTTGTAGGCCCATACGCTAATGAATGAGTAGTCAGACTTCTGTTTCTCGGAGGTGGCGAAGTCGGTGGTAATGTAGAAGTTGAACCTGCTCTTATTGCGCAGCACCGCGTCCAGCTTGTACCAACCAATGTCACCGTCTTGGATCATGCGATCTTCATCGCTCATGATTCGCAGCATCAACTCTTGGTTGAACGTCTCAACCTTTCCAGACTTTATGGCCAGGTCGTACTGAACCTTGACGTACTCATACGTGAAGCGATCAGCCCAACTGCCACGGAAATCTTCCTTGGTGCAGGGGTAAGCTTCACAGACAGGGAAGACGTTCACCGACCAGGCACCAGACTCCACCGCTTTGTAGAGCGGGTCTTTTGCATTGAAGGGGGTACCCGACCAGATGATCATGTTCTTGGTGGGGTGCAGTGCGTAAGTCACCGCCTTGTAAACCGTGTCCTCCACCGCAGCCACCACTGTCACCGAGCGAGCGTCCTCGTCGCTGATCAAGTCATCAAGCACAGCCAACTGTGGCCGCTTACCCATTTCCTTGGCCCCACGAACACCGGTCTTGGCACCATAGCCCTTGACGATGAACACTTTGCCGTCTGCGTTCTTGAACTCCCACCGGATATCGGTGAAGCGGATCTCAGGGACATATTCCTTTAGGAACTCTGAGTTGTCCCAACGGAACTCCAGGTTCTTTCGCATGTTCTTGACACCGTTCTCAATGGAGTCAGATACATACAGCGCCAGGTCTACACGACCAAAGCCAGGAACATCACCATAGGTTGCGATGTACAGGAAAAGGTACTCACCCATCAACGTGGTCTTGGCAATGCCCCGGTGACACAGGTTGATGATTCGTGTACCGCCCATGGTGATCGTGTCCAACATCTTGTAATGGACAACGGGCGTCTTGTTCTCTTCGCCCTGGGCACCGTTGACCAGCTTGATGAAGGTGACGAACTGCAAAGCAAAGTCGCTTGGCACGTAGAACGGGTCTACGTTGTAGTCGGTGGAGTTGAGGTAATCCTCTACCTTCCACGGAAGAGCCTCTTCGACTGACTTACTCATTTGTTGGCCTTCTTTTCAGGTGCAGCCTGTGCGGTGTCTACCGCCACACCAGCAGAAGTCCCAAGTCCGGCCTGAACCAAAGTCCGATACAGATCCGGGGCGATGCGGGTACCGCTCTTCAGCAACCCAATCCCAGGTGTAGCCAGGACTTTGGTTGCCCCGAACATAGGTAGGGCCTGTAGAAGTGCTGCCCCCATCTCAGCTGGAGAACCTTTACCAGCCCCATCGTGCATAGCGCCCAGTGCAGAGCCAAACGCAGTCATTGGGTTCAGGGCACGACCAAACCTGGCCATCAGTCCTGGCGCTGTCTGTTCGAATTGCGAGTTTTCTTTGGACCAGTGCTCACCTGTGCTGGGACCGAAATCCGACAGGACTCGGAGAAACTCTTCGCCGGTCATCCACCCCACCCACGCATGACCGCAAAGTTGGCCTGGTTGGATGGCTTCTGCTGAACCATGCTCATGAAGTCAGGGATATTGATAGCCGTGTTGTAGGGCTGTTGTTGCTGCATCCCGTACTGCATATCCCCCCCACCTACTTGCGCAGCCTGGGGCTGATTCATCTTGGATACAAAGTCAGTCCATGGATCTGGTCCCGCCGCCTGTGGTGCTTGAGCTTGAGCTTGAACTTGAACAGGTACCTGGGCCTGGGCCACAGGAGAAGGCACAGGGGTGGCCACCTCAGCAGCCACAACAGGATTAGAAGGCCAATTGCGTTGTGACTGCGAAGCCGCCACTGTATTGCCGTTGTACCCACCCACCCGCGAAGCCACCTGACGCCCATATTCCAACGTATTTGGGGCGTTTGGGTTACGTGGATCCGAAACGGCAATACCTCGGCGGGCTTTCTCCATGCCACCGGGGCCACCGTAATAGCCAGCCGCTGTCAGCTCGGGCACACCGCCCGACTGCTTATCCAACTGCTTCAAGTACCGGATACCAGCCCTGGCATTGTGGCTTGGGTCATTAATGTCCCACCCCTTATCAGCCACGCTCTTGAACGTACCTGGAATGATCTGCATTCCACCACGCGCCCCAGCATTAGATGTCTTGGTGTTCGTACCCCCACTACTCTCTTGATGATAAATGCTTCGGGCCACCTCAGCCAATTGACCGGTAACACCCTCAGACTTCAATGCGTCTTCAAAGATTCCCATTGACGATTCTCCTATCGCCAATAAGTAGGCGCGATGCGCCTAGTGTAATCGTTACACCACCTTAGCAACCACATCAATTACCTCTAATCGACTGTTGGCCACATCCTCAGCCGTAACCTGGCCCGCCTGCATAGCCAATCGCTGTGCCCTGGCCAACTCCAGCGTAGCTGCCCGCAGCATTGCAATCGAGCTGTCTTCCCTCACACCAATGTCAAGCTCAACCTTGATCTTCTCTGGCATCTTCAAATGGGTCAACAAACTATTGGCAGCATCCGTTCTCACCTTCTCACTATGGGCACTGACCATCAGATCAGCCTGCACATTCAATGCCTTCTGATACAGATCCTGATTCAGCACATAGCTTGGAATCATCGTCTGTTCAAAGATCAGATTCACTAACTTGGACTTGTTATACGCCGTGACATACGAAGCAATATCTTTAGCCACCACCCCAGTAGCCACGAACCTGGCGTACTTATCAGGGAATGTTTTGGTGTATGCATCAATATTGGTGGAGCCCATTAACTTATGGCTCACATACCGAACAGCATTCAGATACTCAGTAATCTTGAATCGGCCATCAGCCATCACCGAGCCATAGCTGACCAGGTTCTCCCTGTAAGCCTCATACAACTCTGGCTCACTCAGAGTCAGGTTGATCTTGTCTATCAACTCTTGATTGATAGAGCTCTTCACCTTATCGGGGAGAGCCAGCTTGAATTGGTCAATGGTTAATGGTGTCATGGCCGACAGTATATCGGCTTCATATAGTCGAAACCAAAAAAAGAAGGGACCGAAGTCCCTTAAGTATCAATGGCAATTGATGTGCCAAATTCTATAGTATTTTTTTCAATATTATTTTTGGAGGCAAAGGAATAGGGGATTTTTTCAAAATGGGTATGGAGGTAGGACTTAGTAGTCTGGGACCAAATACCAAACTACCCCCCCCTCCTAAAACTGCTTTAGGAACTCGGGCTTCCGCCCATTCAGCGGGATGTTGGTTACATCCCCTACCTTCACTCACCTTAACTAAGGAAACTCTAATGTTCACAATGCTCGGCAACCTTTGGTCACTCCTCTCAGTCTTTATCAAATCCCTTGAAGGATTTGGTATTGCAATGCACTCCCTTTCTGGTATCGCCCAGGAAGCAGCTCAAGAAATGCACGACGACGCTCGTGCTAAGCGCCTTATCCGCTCCAACGCTATCAAGCGTGAGATCCTCGCATCAGAGCAACTCACCATCGATCAGTAATACTCAACTTGCATCACCCTAGGGTGGTGTAAGTCCTTTTACACATACACATACACATACACACAGGGATAGTCCATTAAATAGATAGGGACTGTCCTCACAGTCATTAGATAGATAGTAGAGATCAGATGTATATACATTGGAATCTACATCAGTTATCACCCAACATTCAACATCATTCCCATTCCGATACTTAGACGATATACCCAGTGTATTTACAACGACCTACCGGTCAATCAATGGATAGATCCTCTATCCATTGATCAATACAACTAGGGAACTTCCATGTCTATTGCTTACAACATCAAACTCTTTGATCACAACGAACACGTCAAAGCTGCCAAAGCATTTGCCAAGACTCAATCCTGCCATGCACATGTTGAGGCGTACATCTGGTATTGCACCAGCATCTCATCAATAACCTGCCTTGTTTAGGAACTACTGTGTCTATTGGCAAACTCGCACTTCAATGGTGTCATGTATATCTGGACAACGCAGTCTACAAGTCTGGTGCTGGTTACTACATCGGCACCTTCAATGAAGATGGCCCTTGTTCACGCGAATCAGTTGAGTACTACTCAACAAAAGAACAAGCACAAGCGGCCCTTGAGGCCAACTCATTCACCCAACGGAGTCATCCATGAACTCACCTCACATCTCTATCGACCAGCTTGGTCGCATACACATTGCTTATGCAAATGGTCATCCACCGTTATTGGTGGCCCGCTATCTGCGGCTCGCACCAATGACAGTCATTGCCGAATACGTCCGTCTGGACACCATCTAATCCCAACCCAAAGGAATCACCATGTCTAACTTCTTGCGCTTCGTCGCTCCAGTCCTGTCCATGCTTCTCGTCACCATGATGGCTGGCTACGTCAACTACACATCGGGGCTCACCGATGAGCCCATGTTCGAGGGATACCTCTCGGTCATCGTCATAGTGGTTGCTTGCCTGATCTGCTACTTCTCAGGCCAGGTGTCCATCCTCACCTCTAATGAGGTGCCTGATGCGTGAGTACCTCGAAATGGTTCTCACCCTTGCCGTTGCAATACTCATTGGGGTATTGCTGGCGTGGCGTGGGTAGTGTTATTACCTAGGTGTTATTACCTAGGTGACACTTAAACAAGACTTAATGTTGTTACATTCACATCCCTTCTGTATTCCGTATACAGAGTGTGCACCTGTTCAAAATCTAACAAAGAAAAAAAATGTACGAACTATTTAATTACTACTTGCGTTGCTGCAAGAGCAAAAGTGCCAGGAATGGAGTAGCTATGACTGGTGAACCTGCACGGATAGCTGCATGGGCAGAGCCTTGGGAAGCATATCTGGTAAACGCCAGGAGAATGCACCTGACGTATGCCTTCGACTGGGGTGACTTTCGGGATGACTACGAAGGTGGTATCCCTCACTAAGCTGTCTGTTCTTCTAATACCAAAAGAATACAGACCTACCGGTCATTCGTTGGACTAATCCAGTCCGCCCTCTTATAAGGATTTCTCATGGCATATAACCAACGTCAGTCAGCAGCTTCTTCTTCTTCGTCGTGGAAGGCCACGCACTTTATTAACCTGTATTTGCCTACCCGTGAGGTGGGCAAGCGGCGCAAGCTGGGCGCGATTCCGCTCTCGCTGAATACCGAGAGCGAAAAGCCCCTGGTGGAGTGGCTGGCGGAA